CGTTCCCCGTGTTCATCTTTGCAATCTTGGTGATAGCAAACAGCGTCGTGGAATGCATAAGCCATTATTGGCTCCTTTCTTTAGTTAGGCGATGTAGTCGTTCTTACGCAGCCACATATTGAGCCACGCACGAGCCGACTTCTCATCGGTTGCGCCATCTTGCTTCTTAGGAAACTTGGTGCTTCCATCTACGACAGCGAAGAAGCCCATTGTGTCGCTCCACTTGAGAACGACCAGTGTCTTTTCCTCTCCGGGAACACGAGGTCCCACCTTCGCAGAAGCGATGATTTTTGATGCCATGGTAGTTTTCTCCTTTGTTCGGACCTTGCGGTCTTTGATCTACCAAAAAAAAGAAGACCCCTAAGGGAGTCTTCCTTCTCTTCTAGCAGAACGCTGCTAGGAAATGTCACCAGCTTTAATTAGCTGTTAGGGCACTTACCTCCCACGAGGAAGCGCTTTGACCGCATGCATCCGTATTCCTCGATCCGACCCACAACCTTGCGGTAGTGGATTCCATCTCCAGGAATTCGAAAGTATGGCTTCTGCAGGATTCCTCCGACAATTCTGCCGACACCCCATGCAATGTCAGACAGCTCATCTTTGAACTCATCCATGTTCTTGACTTCCAGAAGCTCGTAGAATTCTCCACGTAGCTTACCGTCAACCAACTCACGGCTGAAGAGGTCAGCGACCCCATCCTTCCAAGAACGGACGTCCATGCATCCGCACCAGTGAACCTGTTTCATGGTTCTCCTTTTGTTTGGGTCAGGCCTTGTGGCCTAGTTACTACCCATAAAAAGAAAACTCCCGAAGGAGTTCTCTTTTCTTCTAACAGAATGCTGCTAGGTATATTCTTATTTTTATTGTTAGTTAAGCAATGTTGGTTGGGTCAATGTAAACAATTGGTTTGCCCACACGTTTCGCATATCCAACACAGTTAGCTGTTCCGCCTGATGTTCCATCCCAAACAGCAATCAAAGCATCGCAGTGATCAACCATCCAAATGTTACGGTCTTGCATGCACTTAGCTCCAAGTTCAGGATATGTTCCATCGCTTACAAGTATAACTTCATGAGCTAACTCAATCATCTTCTTGTATTTGATCTGTGACTCTTTAGGCCACTTTGATTCGTGATTCTTGCAGGGTTGTGCCACAATAAATGGAATGTTCATCTTATATGCAACTCGAGCAGCATCTTGATCCACACCAAGAGCACCACCCGAGATAACAATAATCTCATGAGTATTTCCGTACTTGACTACAGCACGCTGTAATGTTTCTTGAATTTCTTGCCTTAAAGCTATACGCTTAGGGCTGTTGTCATCATAACCACCGAGTTTATTTGGACGATGTCCAGTAAACGCAATGTGATAGACTTCCTTTGCTTCCATTATTCTTTCTTTCTTGTTGGGCCCAGACCTAAGGTCTAGGATCTACCCATAAAAGAAAAACCCCTTTCGGGGTCTTTCTCTCCTTCCAAACACTTAAGTCTGGTAAGGATATTTTTATTTATTTACAAGAGTCTTGTATGTAAATGTCTTTTTGTGAACCCACTTTTCTTCGGCCCAGTAAGAGAACCAGCGACAAGCTGGCACTAATTTGCGAGCAGATGGATCGCTTACAAGATGAGTTTTCATATCTTGTTCATTGTCAAACTCGTAGAGGAAATAATCCTGATAGAAGCTGACTTTTGCCATTGTAGATCCCATTGGAATCAAGATGACTTGCTTTTTGGTTATTGTAGCCACGTTTTACCTCCGTGGTTTAGGTTAGGCCCTTGTGGCCTAGTTGCTACCTGAAAAGAAGAAACCCCCAAAGGGGTCTCTTCCCACCGATTGTTGAAAACGGTTAATTGAGTGATGGATTGAACGGAAGATCTCCGAACTCTTCGTCAACGAAGTATCCGCATACACAGCCATCATCGTCCAACGGGCGATTTGCTGTGCATATTGGACAGGTCCAGTGACATTCACAATACAACTTTTCTTCTGAACGAAGTTCTCCACACGTCATACAGAAAGACGTTCCTTCAATCTGTCTGCAAAGTGGAAAGCCTTTGCTCATGCGATCTTCTTCATACTTGGCGATTTCGTTTGCCACTTGAATCAAAAGATCTCGATCACAAACCCACGTACTTCCAAAGTCCTTGACCAGGCAGCAGTATGTTTCGTCGTAGTTGTGATAGTCAACCAGCCATAGAGAGAAGTTCCATTCTTGGCCCTCGCCTCCGCAGGCTTTATCCCATGATTGGATTACGACATGGTGTCCCATGTAGCCGTGATCCATCCACAGTCGCGGAAAGGCCGTGAATCCCAGTCTCGTCAAGCTTTCATCACCGATGTCAGTTTGGCGAAGGCTGAGAACAACCTCTCGCAATTGTTTCCATCTAGGTACCCACATAGTGGTTCCTCCTTTGTTCGGGTCAGACCTTTGTGGTCTAGTTGCTACCCGAAAAAGAAAAACCACACTGGCTGTGTGGTTCTCCTTTTGGGTAAGTGTTTAACTAATAATCAGAACGGAGCTGAGTAGTCCGTTGGATCGTTAGGGTTTGTGTTGCTTTTCCAGATGAAGTAATAAGGGTGCACTTCGGGTGCAGCCTCATAGTTCTGTGGCTCTCCACGCATGATGCTATTGAGGCGATCAACAGCAGTGCAAGCGTATTGTCCAAGAATACCTTCTTCTGGTGTAACTGAGGGACAGCAAAAGCATGTGCCTGTTTGCATCAGCTCTTCTGTGTGTTCGATTACTTGCTGAAGTACTTCACGCACGTAATCGTAATAAGTGTTTTCTGCCATAGTTTCCTCCTAGGAATTTGTTATTGGCTTTTACTTGTGGTCAAACACCTACCCATAAAAGAAAAACCTCAGCCCTGTACGACTGAGGTAGTTCTTTATATTAGCTATTTAATGCTAATATTTGGACGCACCCTGTATGGGAGCGTTTGGTTAACGTGCTTTACGCTGTCAGGCGTTACACACGTTGTTGTGTAGTGCAAGTAACCGTCCTTTACGAACGGCCATTCGCCAACAATGTTGACTCCCATTTCAAGGAGCTCACTGTTGCTAGAGTACACATTCATCTCTGTAGATGAACCGTACATTGTAACGACGATCTGTTCGCCGTTGAGACCAAGAAAGGTCTCTTGCTTGTAAATTGCCATGACTCCTCCTAGAGTATGGTCAGTGATGAGATGCGCTCATCGACGCAGGAAGCTACATGTACAGGTGCAGCATTTAAAGATCTAAGATCTACCCAAAAAGAAGAAACCCCTTTCGGGGCTCCTTCTCCAGGAGATCGCGACTCTCCCTAGTTGTGAATGAAGTTTTGTTTACTTCAGCTGTTGCTGACGAACTCGTCGTACTTCGAACGGAGTTCCTTGTGTCGAGAAACGATCTTCTCGAGCTTGATCGATGCCTGACGGTTGCTTTCCTTGGCTGCATTGAGCATTGCCTCGTACTTGGCCAGTTCCTCGCCGGTCATCAGTTCCATCTCCTTGGTGATCTCTTCGATCTCCTGAGCTGTCACATCGACGGTGAGCTGCATCTTCTTCTGCTGAGCCCATGCCTTCAGGATCGAATCCTTCATTGCCTGGACGTATGCCTGCTGAATGTTCACGTTTTACCTCCGTGAATCTTTGGTTTAAGTGGCCGGATGGCTACCCAAAAAGAAAGAACCGTGCTGGCTGCACGGCTCTTTCATTCTCGTTGGTTGAATAGGACAAAGGTTTCGGTTTCCCTACTTCCTGAAGTTACCTCGAAGATACGACCTTCACTTCAAACTTCTTGCGAAGCTCTGATGACGGAGCGACATTCTCCCAGATCTCGCGTTCACCAGTCACGAATGTAACAGGTGCCGAGTTGAAGAATTCGTTGCTCTCGAGGATGGCAGTGGTTGTGGCCACTGCGTCCTCGCGGTCATACCACATGTTGACGGGACACGAATCCTGATTCTTCTGAAGGAACTCTGACCACTCGTTCTTGGGAATCGAGTTCAGCTTTCCTTCCGAGAAGGTCTTGATATAGTGTCCAGCCAGGCTCCGGCTCAGCTTTGTAAACATCTCGTTAGCATAGAGATCCAGCATTGCTGAGTGGTCCATGAGGTAGCCGAACTGCCGAAGCAGCTGGGCTTTGTGGATGCCTGCCTTGGCAGCCGTAATAAACGCTGTGTCCACCACGTGCTTGGAGAAGTACAGCACAGGGATTGCGCCGTTCTCCGAGATTTCGTTCTCCACGTCCATCAGAACGTCGAGTCCGTCGTGGCGGTACACGACATTTACGTCGGGCACCAGCAGGCGAAGAGTGCCTTTCATAGCATTCTTCCCCTTTCGGTTGTGACCACCTGGGTTATTTGTGGTCTGGTTACTACCCATAAAGAAGAAACCTTCTCACACCGCGCGAACGTGTGAAAAGGTTCTTCTTGTTGTTGTTGGTCTAGCTGGCTAGCTGACCTTGGAGTGGGAACGGCCGCAGCCCTCGCACTCCATCTCGCCGTTCTCCCAGACGACGGGGGTGGACAGCTTGTTTGCTGCGTCACCGAGGCTCTGCTTCAGAACCTGGAGGTGCCAGGTGCAGAGAAGCAGGTTCAGGGCATCCGCGTCCTTGCGGAAGTGGATGCTGTGGATGGGACGGGTGTTCTTGCTTGAAGCCATGATGGCCCTCCTTGTTTGCAAGATCGCGCTGTGTGGCAGGCAAAACCCCCTTTTGGGGTCTTGAACCTACCAATAAAAAGAAAACCCTTCATCAGCCCGAGCGGGGAAACTGATGAAGGGTAATTCTTTTGTTTTACTTTAATCCCACGACTTTCACGTGGCAAACCAAGCAGGTTTTCAGGTACACACGAATGTGCCCTTCTCTATTTTTTTGTTTATTTAATTGGAAGAATTAAACTCTTCCATCATTAGTTTTTGCATGTAGTCCATTCCGCGCAAAGTTCTAGCAATACTAGCGTCTTGAGCTTGTACTTTCAATACTTTTTGCTCTTGTTCAAACCTGTGTTGACGGTTTGTTTCATCAACACGAAATTGATGCACCATGCTGACAATCAAGTCGGTGAATTGAGTCAAAGACCCAATCCACAGACGCTTGCGCAACTTCAACCAGAAAGTAACAACTAAAATTGCAATTGCTGCGACAATTACAAGTATGGCCACAAGGACCAGGGTTAGTGCAATCATGATTACACCTTTCTCTTTTAACCCGCTCTGTTCGGATAAGCGACCACTTTTTGTGGTCTACAACCTATCCATAAAAAGAAAACCCCTGAGGACCGAAGTCCCCAAGGGAAAGAATTTCTTTTTTAACAGAACTATTTGCTCTGTATCTGTTCCAGTGCTTCGATTGAACGAAGGAACTGGAAGAGAATGCGTTCGGCGTATTCAGCCTTGGCTTTATCCTCTTCTGTTTGAGGCTTAATTTTCATGGGATTGGTTGTGAAATCCCACTTAATCCCAGGACCATAGATCGTGTCCTCGTGAGCTGGCACATGCTTATTCAAACGAAACCAGCGAAGAGACTCGTAGTGAGAAATGATGAGATGCATAGCCCAAATTCGAGCTTTGATTACTTCATTTTCCTTCTCAGTCTCATCACCGGGTTTTACGATGATGTACTTCTTTACCGACATTTTTGGCCCCTCCTAAGAGCCGTTGGTCAGAGGTCTTTCCTCTACCCATAAAGAGAAAACCCCCGAAGGGGTAATCTCCCGTGATTTTGATTTTCAGAGCGTCACTACTGCTCCGGATGAGGTTTTAACCTCACACAGACAAATCAGAGCTTAATGCCCCAGTTCCTTGCCTCAATCTCAACGATTGTGCTAGTCTTAAGAGCTTTCGACTTCATGTCTGCAATGATCAAGCTGAGCTTGTCGTTGTCGATCTGAAGTTCTTCGAGCTGCTTCGACAGGAACATGAGCAGTTCTGCGTTGTTGGACTCCCTTTCAAGAGCAACCGTCAACTCACCGATTGTCATGTTAAAGAATGGCTTCACTTCACCTCCTTTCCTTCTTTGTTGTAGGGATATGAAGCTTTCTCCTTTCAGTAGTTTAATTACTACCAATAAAGAGAAAACCGCACTGGATGTACGGTTCTCTCTCCTGAAGATGCAGTATCGACTACTTCTTCACCTTGGACTTGACGCCCCACTCGTGACCGCGGTAGAAGCGGAAGTTGACGTCGTCGTCTATCTCCCACTGGCGGTGCTTTGTCTGGTTGAACGAAAGATCGTCGAGAATCTCTTCCGCCTCGTCCTCCAGCATTGCTGCCTTCTGAACAAGAGCTTCGACCATGCTCAGAGCTTCGTCGCTCTTCTTGAACATGTTGAACTCGATGATCTCACCATTGTCGTTGACGATTGTCAGCACGTTGGTCGACGTGCTGTAGCTCACCTGAGGAACAGACACTGCAACAATCGGCTTCACGATTGATGAAATGACATTCTCGATGGGCTGCCAATCTCCGACGAGATCCATCAGCCGTTCGCTGAGCTGATTGGTCCGCTCGACTGCCGGATGAATCGTCTTTTTGACGACCTCCTGCAGTTCGGCACGGAACATCCAGCGCATGACCGGGATGGTGATGAACATCAACAGCGCGTAGGCTGTGATGAAGGTGATGGTTGCCACAATGGGCCTCCTTTTATATTGCGCATATACACGTTGTATACACGACTACTTCTGTACGATGCTGAAGCCAGCATGCTGATTAGCCAACTAGTGACAGGGACGCACCCTAAGTAAGGTCTAAAACCTACCCATAAAAAGAAAACGTACAACTACACTGGATGTGTAGCGTACGCTTCTTTTTTGCTAATTAATTAGCGTCTTCAAGCTCCCAAAGTTGCTCGAACAGGTTCTGCCGTTGGGCCTGCAAGTCTTGTTCCTGTCGTGAACCCTTATGGTCTGAATGGGCAATCTTGCGAAAGCCCTCCGCATTGTGATCGATCATCTTTTGGATGATCTCTTTTCTGTGTTTGATCGGTTGCTGGGGGTGTTGACCCTTGTCGATCAGCTCCCAGCAATCCCCACAAGGGTCATGCATGTTGCGACAGTCACCACAGTGGTAGTGTAGTGTGTTGTTTTCTTCAACAAGATCTTCGTCAAGAAGATCCGAACAGGACCAGCAGTAGCCCTCGTTGTGACCACTTGTGTCCCACTCAGTGCTTCCACATGCTTTGCACCGTTCTTGTTGAACGTAAGTTTTGGCCTTGTAAGCCAAGATCATGACGATAGCCATGATGATTAATAATACAAACACGATTCCTCCTCAGGATGTGTTGATGCATATGTCGGAATGACACATGACTACTATTTATTCGTTTAACCTGGAGCTGTTAAGCCACAGGACCAGCACTAAGTACTGGCTGGTTATAGGTCTAAGACCTACCCATAAAAAGAAAAACCCCGGTTCTGTACAACCGAGGTAATCCTTTTGTTTATTAGGCGTCGAGCTTGTCCGTCAGCCACGCCCATGCACCCGTCCAGGCGCATGCGATGAGCGCACCGACGAACGGCACGAGGGCCCACCATGCGGAGGTGGAGTTCTCCGAGACGTGGACCGCCACGCCGATGAAGATGGCAAGGGTGGGCAGGAACGTGAAGAACCCGACGAACCCCGTCACCTTGGCACGGGTGTTGTTGGTGTCGATCGTGCCGGTTAGCCCGACCAGGGTGTTGATGATGATCGCGTACACGATCAGGAAGGTGTTTGACATGATTCCTCCTAGGAACATGTTAATGCGTAAACACGGGATGTGGATACGACTACTTGTACTATCAGTTGCCCGTTAGGGTCCAGTTTGTACTATCGCTAGTTATAAGCGCCTTTTTTATGGTTGAAATGGTAAACCGTTACGTGCGTACAGGCACGGGATAAAGGTCGTTAACCTACCCATAAAAAGAAAAAGCGTAAAACTACACTGGCTGTGTAGCATACGCTTCTTCTTTATTTAATCAAGCTGTCTTACGAATCGACTGCTCGAAACGGTACATGTCCGAAGACACGATTCGCATTCTCCGGCTGGCTGAACGGAAATCGATAACGCAATTAACGATCATAACGATTCCGAATACCAATGCAGCGATACCGAATACAAGGTGGAACAAGACGAACAGGTTAGTCTCGCTTGTTACGCTCTCGTTTCCGACATACAGGTAGCTGCAAAGTACAACCAACGCGCTTCCGAGAATAGACATCACGATCGCTGCTTTGACATTCTCCTTTATGGAGTACATCTCCGCATTTGCGCGATGAATATTCTGACGGATTGTGTCGATGGCGAAAATGTCCATTGATTTTTCCTTTCTTTGTTGCATATATACACGATGTATATACGACTACTATTTAACCTTCGGTTGCTCGAACGAGTCCCGCTTGATTAATGTACTGACGAATCAATACGTATATCGATAGCTCGATATGCCCGATATATCTTTCGATGTATCGTTATCTATTTGTATACCGCTGTGCACACGGTCGAATATACATCTAGGCTAAGGCCCAATGTCTACCCATAAAAAAGAAAACGGCCCTATCTCCCGACAGTACCGTTTCTTTTTTTCTCGAAGCATTTCTACTTCAAGCCTCGAAGCCATTCTTCAATTTCTTCTTCTGCACGAAGGAGCATCTCGAACTCTTCGTTTTGCATCGACTTATCGATGCGCATCTTTGGATGCCATTGATTCTCGTACATGCTTTCGATCCAATCGATTGACCAACGATTATCAATATCGCCATCCTCGGTACCGAAACCGAAGAAACGCTCATCCACTACTTTACACGATTCTTCAATCTGTGCATACTCCTTCGAGTATTCCCACATACGATCAATCGCTTCATAGTCACCACACTCATAGGAATCATCGATCCACTCGCGGTTATTGTTTCTCCACTGCTCATAAAGCTTCTCAAACTCAATCATCTTACTTTCCTCTTACTTTCCTTTCGTTAAAGACCCCGATCCCCCGGTGGGCTCGTTAAAGATCTTTGGATACACGTATATCCATAGGTACCCCCCTGAAAATTTTCCCTAAATTCCATAGGGTATGACTTTTATATAACCCTTTATAGGTTCAAAAATTTTTTCCTAGAAATTTCCCCATATAGGTTGCAAGGCCCGCAAAACGCTGATAGTTTTTCTCTCACTCGGATAAGCCCGATAAAAACCACTACAAACAAAGGAAACAAAAATGCCACGTAAAAAGATTGAAGAAACAACCTTCGAAGACACAATGATCCTAGAAACGCAAGATGAAATAGAAGAATTCATGGAGTCATACAAGATAGGTGGATTCGATGCCTATAGAGAAGCCTATAGTGATATGAACTATGACATGGATAACTACGGATACGATTACTGATATCGCAGTAGACTTTTTTTAATTAGATAAAACAAACGTAGAAAGAAAAACAAATGACCACAATGCCTAATAACACATTGGTAGCTTCAAGTAAACTTTTCAAAACAAAAGCACCTTGGAGAATTAATGGATCTCTAATGGGACAGATAACAAAAGATCACGATGTAATATTGTTTGATCATGACTCATCTGAAACAACATACGAACATATGTCAAAAAAAATAGGTAAATACCTCTACCATAGAGTTCAAAGAGAGATTCAACATTTAACCTTTGTAGGATATGAACATGAATGTAGACTTGTCTCTGACCTGTACATAACCATGGGATTCAAGTTTGATACTGCGATTTTGATCAACAATCTTCATTCACATTCTGTATACGACACAATCTTAGGTCACACAAAGATTTATAACTTCTGGACAAAAGATATTGAACCCTATGGTCCAATTAATGGAGCTGAAGAGAATCAGTATGTAAAAACGCTGATGCCAGCCCACATGTCCAATAGGCTGGCATCAGAGATTAGTGGTTGTTTAATCTATGGTTCTTATGAACAGAACTGTTTAGAAAACAACAAACCTGTATTCAATTATGTAAACTAAAAAGTATCTTCGTCATTTGGCGGACCGAGCTCGATCTCACCATCTCTAACTACGTATACGTTGGGGCTGGTGGGGTCGAGCTCTCTTACTATGTCCTCTGTTGACTTATTCATGAATTTAGCCATGTCTTCAACTAAAGACCATTGTTCTGGATCAAACATCGTTAATACTAGATTGTTTTCTTTATCTGTATGAAACGTAGCAAAATAATCCTGTTCAGATGAACCAGAGCTAAAATCAACTTCTAGCATTTCGTCAGACTCAACAGACTTGACAGACTCCATCAATCTTTTCAAGATATCCCAGAAAGACTCCATATAGTTTCACTACCGTTTCTCTAAATTTAAAAAAAATATTAGGCCCGAAAAATTTGGGCGCGGTTTTGAACCTTATAGTACCTTTGAATCTTGATCTTCGTAGATTAATATTAAAAGATCATCAACAGCTTTGTGTATTCTAGATAAAGACTGTTCTAATCTAGAAATAAAAGATAAAGACTGAGAAAAATCTACAAAGACAACGTTGTCATCATTGTTCATCTACAACCTCTATCCAGTTATCTCCACACTCTCTACACTCAACTCCATATCTTGTACAACCTTCTTCTTTTGCGGGAAGTGGTTTAACAATAAAATTAGTTGGAACTGGACAATCTGGACAAGGATCTAGATTAAGCTTTTTTTGCGACAACTTTAATCTCATCCTTGATTTGGTTAAACAGCACATCGCTTTCTTTTAGCTGCGATAAGGCATTCTCTCTACCTTGAGCAAACAGTTCTCCGTGATAGTAGATCCATGCACCTTTTTGAGTGAACAATCCTTCTTCTATGGCGACATCAAGAACACATCCATATTCATCAATACCTTTCCCATAAAGGATACTAAACTCTGTAATTTTCATTGGGGGTGCCATCTTGTTTTTGATGATCTTAGCTTTTGATACAATTCCTACGGCATTGCCTGACTTGTCTTTGATATCTTCTTTTTTTCTAATATCAATTCTTACAGACGCGGCAAACTTCAGTGCCATTCCGCCAGGAGTTGTTTCTGGATTACCAAACATCACACCAATCTTATTTCTTAATTGATTGATGAATATAAGAAGTGTTTTATGCTGATTAGCTAAGCCGACTAACTTACGCATTGCTTTGGCCATCATACGAGCCTGAAGTCCCATTTGTTGAGATTCCATTTCTCCTTCAAGCTCAGCTTTAGGAATTAGGGACGCAACTGAGTCAATAACAATAACTCCAAGCTCGCCAGTTCTAATGAGCTTATCTACTATCTCTAATGCTTGTTCGCCGTAGTCTGGCTGGGCCAATAGAAGATCGTCAAGATTAATGCCGACAGCTTTCATGTAGACTGGATCAAGAGCGTGCTCAGCATCAACGTATGCACATCTAATTCCTGCTTTTTGGGCTTGTGCTACAACAGACAATGCAAGTGTTGACTTGCCAGAAGATTCTGGACCATATATCTCTACGACTCTACCTTTTGGTAGGCCGCCAATTCCAAGGATTCTGTCTAATGACATAGCTCCAGTTGGTATAGCTGGCCAAGATTCAAATTCTGAAGAACCAAGTCGCATAACTGATCCTGAACCGAATTGTTTTTCAATCTGAGCAATTGCTAATTCTAATTGCTTAGACTCATTGGTAGTTTCTTTCATTGAGAATCTTTCTGTAACTGTTTTGCATCTAGTTTATCACAATCATCGTGCTCCGATAGTGTTTTTATCTTCTCAACTATTTTGTCAGCCATTTCTTTCATTTCCATTCTTGTTTTATAATCAGAACCCAAAGACGCTGATCGTACTCTTTCCAGTAATGAATAAAGTTTCTTTATTTCTTGATGTGACTCTGAGTGCTGTGTTGACATACTGTACATACTTTTCCAATCTTTAAATGCTATAATAGAAGGAACAATTATACACCAAGGAACAGGAATGAAAAAGCGAACCAACAATCAAATCGACTCAAATCCAGATTATATAAGAGCAAAGATTCTTTTAAAGAATAAAATACATACTCCTTTTGACTTAATTGTGTTTTGGTCATTTTCTGGCCCATGCAGAGAGCCACACCCATCAATAGAAGATATTTCTGAATAATTTGACGAATGGCTTGACACCTATGCTATACTGGGTATTAGAGAGCCTAGATAGCTTAGGTGTGTGCAGTTGTCTAAAACTGGTAAGACAACTATAAAAAAATATGATTCCCCAGATACAGTATCCTTACTTAAGACTTTTTTTTAAGTTACTATTAGATTAGTTTAAGAAGACGTAGGTTGTTATGAGGATATATCAGATCTTTGTTCCAGAACTAGGCACTTTTGTTAAGTACAAAGTTTTGGAGCAAGAAGAAATAAAAGATTTTATAGATACGATCTCTTTAGATAGAGAGATACTTAGTGAGCAAGAATACTTTTTATCTTTAAGAAAGATAATTTTAGAAAACTTTATCTTTAATCTTAAAAGCGATGTTTCAGAAGCTCTTAGGGAAATGTCGCGCAAATCAGCAGAAGTATGCTTAAACGCATTATATTCACGGAGCAATAATGCTCAACCCATCTTTGGATGTTGATACGTGGATTAATATATCTTACTCAACTGCACCAAAAAACTCATCTGATGAAGACTTAATTGATGATGATGTGGCAGAGGCTTTTTTTAAAGCATTAAAAAACTCAACTAAGAATTCTAAGTCTCCAAAGTTTGATGATGAAGACTTTCCCTTCTTGCAAGGTAGGAAATCTAAAAAATTAGCAAAGCCCAAAGGTATTACTAAACAAAAATTTTTAGGTTTAGAAAACCACTTAAAGTCATGCATAATAGGTCAGGACCCAGCTATTGACGTTGTCGTAAATGCTTTAAAGAGATCTCAAGTAGGATTAGGCGACTCAGATAGGCCAATAGGAGTATTTTTATTTGCCGGGTCTTCTGGAGTTGGTAAAACCCACTTAGCAAATTCCCTTCATAAATACTTATTTGGATCAGAAAATCCAATGGTCAGAATTGATTGTGGAGAATTTCAACATAAACATGAAAATCAAAAACTAATTGGATCCCCACCTGGTTACGTTGGTCACGATGAGGGGGGTCAATTGGTTAATCTTGTTAAGGAAAATCCAAATACAGTTGTACTTCTTGATGAGGTAGAAAAAGCACATCCCGATCTTTGGAATACTTTTTTGAGAGTTTTTGATGATGGTATATTAACAGATGCTAAAGGCGAGGTTGTTGACTTTAGAAATACAATCATAATTATGACAACAAACCTAGGAAATGACAAAACCGCAGAACATCTTTTAGCTGGTGGTGCAGGATTTACAAAAGACGTAAATTATAAAAATAAAACAAAAGTAATTCCAGAAAAAAGTGTTATAGAAAGAAATACTAACGATGCTATTAAAAAACATTTTAAACCTGAATTTATTAATAGAATTGACAAAATAGTTATTTTTAATTATCTAGCAGAAAATGATTGTCAAAAGATAGCAAGACTAGAAATGTCTGTTGTTATTGATAAGCTATCAAAAAGGGGCTACCAAGTAGAATATAGTGATAATGTAATTGACGCCTTAATAGACAAAGGAATAGATAGCATTAAGGGAGCAAGAGGTTTGTCTCAAATAAGGAGAGACCAGATTGAAACTAAAATAGCTGATACTTTAATAAGTTCTGCAATCCCAAGAGGAACAACTTTTCATATTGATTTTGAAGAAGATAATTTTAAATTTAATGTCCAAAAACCAAAGAAAGAATTAGAAGTACCTAAAAATTAGCTATTACTATTTTAATAGGGCTCTGAAAGGACTAAAAATGCCAAGAATATCTGCAAGTTCAGCCGCCAGTAGAGGTAGATCCTTTGCTAGTAAAGTAGCTGGCTCAAAAATGGGGAAGTCAATGGGCGCTTATGCTTCTGCTCATCCTAGAAAAGCAGCAGCCATGGGCATTGCTGGAGCAGCTGGCATGGGTGGGTTAATAAAAAGAAGAGGCCCTGGAGTAAGTAAAACTTTTGCCAATGGCAAACGAACAACGTCTATTTATAAGTATTAAAGGAATTTTTATATGAACCCTTTTATGAAGACGGTAGGTAAAGCACTAAGAATGGATAGCGATAGCGCACTTTCTTATGTAAGTGGACCAAGCAAAAACGCAAAAAGACTAAGAAAAAAAGCTGGATATGATACAGCAGCAGCAGTTAAAGCTAGACAAAGACAGCTGGGCGCAAGATATGGGGCAACAGCAGTTGGCCTAGGGGTATTGGGCTCACAAGGAAAAAATAGATCTTCGTACAGACCACAAAGACCAACGACTCAAGCACCTTCTGGATCAGGAAGATACGCTTAAAAATAGAAAGTGTGATATGTAATGAATGACTGGAAAAACTTTATTAACGAAAATGGGGACTTTGAGCTCCCCAATTTTTTATATAAAACAATAACAGATTTAATGAAGCAATCTCTTGATATGGGTACGTTATTGTCATCTGATCAACATAAGTTAAGAGCTTACAAAGAGCAAACTAAAAAGATGTTTAAGTCCAGATGGTACGATATAGCAAAGGCCTTAGAGTACTTTTCTATTATCGATCCATGTATATGCGCAGTAGATGATAAAGAAGTTTATTGCGAAATATGTAAAGGCGCAAGGTATATAATTAGTTCAACTTTAACTGCAGATCAAATGCGAGAAATTGGACTTTTTACAAACGCTGGAACAAGTATTGATATCATCGAAAAACTTCAAAAAAGTTTAAACGACATAATACTAGAAGGTTAGCGTTGAACTGTCCAAGATGCTCTCACAATCTTCAAAATGTGATTGAGTATTTTAAGGAAGAACCAAAATTTATATATACTAAAGAGTATTACTGCACAAAGTGCAAAAGCTCAACAATAGAATACTTTGACGAACAAGGATTGTTCTCATCAGAATGGATTGATTTTAATGTCTAATTTAGAAAAATCAGAAGATAAAAATTCTTTTATGAAAAGTTTTGAGTCCCTAAGGCCTGATTTATTTTTTCCAGAAACATGGACAGAAGAAGATAAAGAAAAAGCTATAGATTTAGTAAGGCCACAAAAAACAAGAAACTCAATGTTTTCTTCTATACCAATGAATTGTGAATCAGAAAAGTGCATCTTTGCATCTACATGCCCTTTATTAAAAGAAAACCTCGCACCCAAAAATAACCCATGTCCAATTGAGATGTCAATGGTTTCTCAATTTACATCCGAATATATGCAGCAGCTTGATGTGAATCCAACGAATCTTGTAGAAGTTTCTATGGTTAGAGATTTAGTGGATCAAGAAATCCAATATATGCGCAAAACTAAACTCCTTGCAAAAGAACATTTTATTCAAGAAAATGTTATTGGAGTTGATCAAGATGGTCAGCCAATTTTAAAAAAAGAACTACACTTAGCTGTTGAGCTGGAAGATAAACTTCACAAAAGAAGAAAAGATCTTCGCAATCAACTTCTTGCGACAAGAGAAGCAAGAGCAAAAGTTGGGCAAGTTCAACTTGATACAGCTCAAGCAATATCAGATATTATTGACAAAGTTCAAGCTATTGAAAATCAAAGAGATAAACTTCTTAAGCAAAAACTTGGAACTTATGAAGTAGACGATTACATTGAGGCGCAAACGGTTTCAGAAGATGGCTAATTTATTTGATCTTCATTCAAGAGGTTTACTTAGGCCCTTGATGAGCGCAAAACACTTAAATTTAGATATTACCAATGAAGCAGATGTTGGAGCCTTAATTGGGCGAAACATGGACAGGCCAGTTGCAGCGGGAACAGCGCTAACAAACATCTGGGGAACTCCAGATCAGTTTTTGTCTAATTATAGAAACTTCAATGAAGTATATCAGCAGATGATAGATCAAGAGTTGTCTTCTCGTGGTATTAGCGAAGTCAAAAGACGCATGTTACAGGTTCATAAACATGCGCCTTCAATAAATGTAAATATATTATCTTATAAAAATCAACAAGCATTAAAAGAAATGTTTAGAGGAAGTGATGCAGGCCTATTGAACATGGATGGTCTATTCTCACAATTTGGTGCTCCTGGATTTCTTTACCCATCAGATAACGTATATAAGTTGGGACGGAAAAATGCTGACAGACAAAAGCAGAGGTGCTCATCCATTTCTAAATCTATTAGATACATTAAACTTTGGAATTGATACTTTTGCAAATAGTATGCGCGGAATAGACGTTGGTTATTCAAACCTTCCAAGTTTTGAATCTTTAGATACAGCATATAAGCAAGGACCTGAGCTGGCTGGTGTTATGCAGCAAATTCAAGCAACAAAAAGAGCCGCAAAAATATTTGTTTATGACACTGAAACAGCAGGATTCGGACTATTTTCTCAAGTAAGAAACTTAGGTGCTATATCATCGGAAATTGATGTAGACGCAGCTGGAAACTTGCAATTTGGCCCAATGAACACAATCGTAAGCGCACATATGTCTTCTGGAGAAATGCAGAACATGATGGCAGTCAAAAAAGTCGGAGGAGTAGAAGCAAAGATAAGTTACGCTCAATACGCTTTTGAAAAAGAAAGATTAAATCCTTTAGAAGAGTTATTTGATCTTTCTACAAAAGAGGGAAGGCAAAAAGCAACAAATGCTTATAAAAACTTTTTTTCTCAAGCTTTAGAACATGATTATATAGTTGGTCATAATATTCAATTTGACGTTCAGAGAACAATGATGTCAGCTGGACTAATAGAAGAATTTGCAACTGATAAAGAAGCAATGAAATTGATGGAAGATTTTGGCTCAATGGTAAAGCAAGGTAAAGTAATTAACACACTTGACCTTTTAAGAGGAAGTCAAATGCAACAAGCAATGGAATCTGCTAGAGCAGCAGGCTTAACTGGCTCAAACGCACAACAATATGCAGAGCATTTAATTAGAACAATCTATAGTGACAAAGCACTTGGTCAAATGGGCTTAACAAATGTAACTCCATCTTCAATTGAAAATACTATTTTAAGTTCTAATTTAATAGATTTAATTGATAGCTCTGGAACAGAAGGTCAGGACCTTGTTAGAAAGTTAGCAGGAAGAGCTGGAACTCACGAATCAATTACTGACGCAAAACTAACCCAATATATACTCCGCTTTGTTCAAAGCGGAGATTTAAGATGGGGAGTTCCAAATACTCACCCACTTGCACAAAAAGTTGCAATGAATGCAATGAAATCATCAAGCTTTATTACTCTAACAAAATTTGCTGACGTAGAAGGTATGTCTGATGCAACCCTTAAATATGTTCAGTCAAATGAGGGAATAGAAAATGTTAAGCTATACGATGAAACAAGAAATGAAGTAATTTCTTATAATAAAAAGAAAAAAGAATGGATGTCATCAAGAGTTTCTACAGATGGATCTACGGTAGAAACAAGGTTAAGCGAATCTGCTACCAGAGCAAGAGTTCTTGATGCTATAGATAATTCACGAAGAGGAGCAGATAGCGAATTAATATCTCTTGGCGTAGACTATATGCAGCAGTCAAGAGCAATGCATATGTTAGATAATGTTAGCGATGTTATAAGTAGTATAACGACAGCTGCAGGAACTTCTTCAACAACTAACGCAGGAAGTATAAGGCGAACAGCCGCAGGACTTCTTTCTGGAACAGATAGTATTCTTGACGACGCATTTATTAAAGCTTTAGGATCTACACAAGAAGAAATAGGTTTTGATTTTTATTTTGATTCACAAAATCTTCCTCAAGCAATGAAAAATGCAATGAACGCTCCGATGTCAGCTATAGCCGCAGCTCAAAAAGCCGCTTATGTTAAAAGGTTAGCTGAAGGCGGACTTGCTAATGCTCTTCTTGATCCATCAATAAGAAGAACAGCTGTAGAGCTTGCTAGAGCAACCAGTGAAGTCCCGTACTTGATAAATGATATTGACGCTACTGGAGGAGCAAGGAGACGACTGCAGAATCGATATCAAGCAGACGTCACAGCAGGAAGAATGACTCAAACAGAATTTGATGAATTTTTAAATTTATCAGATCAAGATTTTAATAAAAAATATGCATCGCATGTGTCTACGTTTAACAGTAGTATGAAGAATATTTCAAGGGCAGCTTCGGAACTTGGAGAAAGTTTTTTAATGTCCCAAAAAGCTGTATCTACAATAACTAAAACTGGAGGCCTTTCTGTAACTGTTGCTCCAACAGAAATGCTAAAAAAAATGAAAGTCACCGTAGATGGAAGACAAGTAGATTTTTTAAGTGAAGAATTTCTTCAAAACAGAAGAGTTAATAAATTTTCCTTGTCTGTTGCTCAGGAAGCAGATAAAAAGTTTGTAAACCTAATTCTAGATTCAAGCGTTATTGACAGAACTATGGCACAAGAGCTTTCTCAACAGTATATGGATTTAATTCAAGAATCTCTTGATCTTAATGATGATAAAAAACTTTTAGACGATGGAATGTTTAGTTCAGAACAACAAATAAAAGAATATAGAACAATACTAGAAAGTCAACAACAAAAAGATGAGTTTGTTGAGCAATTAGCAAGAAACATTGAAGAAAGAGGAATTGGTGTTGCTGGTGTTGGTGGAGAAGTTGGAACAAAAGAATATCAAGTAGCATCAGCTCTTGAAACCTTAATGGCAGAAAAAGGTCAAGGAATTCGAAATCAAACAAAAGCTTTTGATGAAGGAATGCAGATAGAATTATCTAGCATTGATGAAAATGTTGCTAAGATGCAGATAAGGGTTCAAGACGAAGAAATAGGAATAATCAGACAGGCCAATCCAGCTGTGGCAGATTACATTGAAGATACACGGAAATCAGGGGATGAGAGCAACTGTTTCTGCCCAAAGAGAAGCTTTAATTGAAAGAGCATCCGAAGACTCAGCTTTTGCAAAAAAGATTTCAGAACAAGAAAATTTATTATCAGGAAAACCAAAAGGATTTTTATATAAACTTTTAGGTAGATCTTCAGATAGAGAAATGGAACTTATTGAAACATATAGAAGGTTAAAGCCAAAAATTGGTTATGGAGCTTTAGCTGTTGGTGCGGTTGCAACTGGTTACTATTTAAATGAAAAAAGAAAAGAAAACAATTTATATGACGAAACACTAGAGCAGCAACCCTATGAAAAAACTGGTTTTGTTTCAGAACAAAATAGTGGTTTTGCACAAATTAACTCTCCTATTTCCTCAAGAAGAGATCCGCTAACGACAGCTGGAGTTGTTGGAAATTTGGATAGAAATAAAATTGGACACACTCAAATGGGTCCAAATAAATACAATCATTTATATAGGTAATTAATATGGCTTTATTAGGTAAAATTGGAAGATTAGCATCTGGCATGAGTTCAAAAAAGGGCTTGATGGCTGCTGTTGTTGGTGGGTCTTTTGTCGCTGGAATGGCAAACACAACAGGAGAAGCAGCAATAGCAGGAACAATGGACGTTGCATTTGGAACGCCTGATGCAGACAACTACATGTTAGGTGGTAGAGATCTTACTCCGTCATTAGCAATGGGATCTCTAATGCCAGGTATTGCTGGAATGCCAGCAAGACTTAAGAATGCAGCAGACCTTGGAATGTATGGTTATGGCAATTCTTCAATAATGGCAGCACCCCCAATTGCAGCAGGAACTGGAATGGTTATTGGTGGAATTGGTGGAGCAATGGCAAAAGCGGCAAACGTTCCTCACATTGGGGGAGTAAGAGGAGCCTTAGCTGGAGCAGCGGTTGGCGGAGCAATAGGCCTTGCTGGAGCGGTTCAAACTGCAACACGCCCATACAGAAAAAATCCAGAACTATTTAGAAACTCTCCTTATTACAATACGTCTCTATCAAATGCAGAACGACTAAACGCAAGCGGAGACATAGTTCTCGGAATGCATAACTCGAGGAGAGGTTAATGCCACTTAATCCAATGACAGGCCAGTTTGAATATGGCGGACAATCCTACGACATGCCTACAATGGGGGCCGGAATGGCTGCTACAGGGATGGAAGCGGTTGGGGCTGACGTTCCATTAGCCTTTAGGCTGCTAGAGAATATGCCTGGCATTACAGCTTTGGCTTTACATAATGCAAGACGCTATGCCAATACCATGGAAAAGGGTGGTTATAGAGACATCTTAGATCCAAACGCTAAAGTTTCTAAAGGTCAAGCTAGAAGAGCAAGAAGAGCTGGCGCAATAATGCCAGACGATGTCAACATTCCAAGTAGGGGCCTTGTTGCTCAAACTGGAAATGAAAGATTTTTCTTTGGTAGACAAAGAGGAGCAGCAGCAGCAGGAAAAACTCCATTTTTAAAACAGTCATTTTCAGTAAACTTTCCAAGAGCTAGAAACGCCAATAGATTAGCAACAGTAATGAACTTGCCTGGCGTTGCAAACGCAGGTGCATACACGCCATTCCAAGGAATGACATTTTTAGATAAAGCTCTAAGTAAAAGACAATTTATGCAAGAAGCAAGAACATCTCTTGGCGTTTCAGACGATGTAGCCATGCTTTCTGGTGGAGTTTTAGGCAAACTTAGCACGATGGGCAAGAGCTATCATGCATCTTTAGCAGCAAGACCCAGTAGGGCAAGTTCAAGAAATCCAATGAGACGACGTGCTGCCCAAAAAGCCAATAAAACAAGGTCTGGAATCAATAGAAGCTTAAATGTTTTGGGGCAACCAAGCGTGCCAGGTTCAACTATGAATCAAAGAATAGCAATGACTGCACCAGGATTGTTAACACAAGGATTTCTTGATGACGTTGCATCTCTTTTAGATGGCGATTTAATGGCTAAAAAATTAATTCCCTTAAACCATACAGGCCCTAGTGCGGGATCTCAAGCAAGATATAGGGCAATGTTTGAAAAAGCTATGGGAGGACCTGGTTCTAAAGTTGATGATGCAATGGATGCCATTAATAGCAGGACTGTTCGCAAAGCTGCAGGATCAGCTTTTCAAGCTGGAGAAAGAAAAGTAGCACTAAAACTTGCATCAAGGTATGCAGCGGCTCAATATGCCAAAGTCTCAGGCCCCTTAAATATAGTTGGAACCGCATCTGTAGCGTATGACTTAGGTAAAATGGCAGCTACTGGAGTTGTTTCAGCTGGCAATTTTGCTAAAGAAGCTGTAAAATCTATGCAGGGATCTATGAGAAAGCCACTATTTGGAATGGGTTATCAAGATAACGAAGTAGCAGCAACATCTAGGTCCAGAGGTGTCATGGCTATACAGAACTCAAGGTTAAACGCAAGATCAATGTTAGGCGCAGAAGCAGGAATGATGGCAGCGCATTTTGGATAAATATGTCAAATACAATAAAAAATAAAACAAATAAATTTAGAAAAGCATTAGAAAATTTATCTAGAGAAGATCTTTTAGAAATTATTAAACTACAAGATGTAGATACGCTAAAAGAAATTAATAGAATTGAATGGGTTTTTGAAAATAAACTTAAGCACCTAAACTGGGCTGACGGATCAACAGTAGCACAGAGACCTCTAAGCAATAGAGAATTATCTTTATTAATAGATGAGCCATTTGAAGTTGATTATGATTTAGTTGACGCTCGGGATAACGGCAGAGCAGCAAAGACAACTACATTTAGCTAAAGACCCATGTGTATGGGCAAGAGAATTTTTAGATGCAAGAACTAGAGTTTATCAAACTCTTATTTTAAGAGATCCATCTTTAAGAAAAGTTTTACGAGCTGGTCGTCGTTTGGGTAAAACTTTTAGTATGGCAGTTTATCTTTTGCACTATAGTTACACTCATAAGGATGGCAGATGTCTTGTTATTGCGCCTATGAAATCTCACGTTGAACTTATTTATCAAGAGATAGTTAGATTGGCGTCTAAAAATGAAATAGTTCTTAATTCAATTACGCGCAAAGTCACATCCCCACAATTTATGATTCAATTTTCTAATGGATCTACAATTAGATTCTTTACTTCAGGCATGCGTTCGGGAGGAAAGTCAGACGTAGCCAGAGGTCAAGAAGCGCATGTTATTGTTCTTGACGAAATGGACTATATGCATGCAGATGATCTTGACGCACTATATGCAATGCTGCAGAAAACAGCAGAAGATCAACCAGATAAAGTTTTGATTGGAGCTTCAACTCCAACTGGTCGAAGAGAGAGATTTTGGGAATGGTGCAGAAGTCCTAGATTTAAAGAGTTTTGGTTTCCTTCATATTGCAATCCATATTTTTCTAAAGAACAAGAAGATGAATTTAGAGAACAGTATTCCGAAGTTGGTTATAGGCACGAAATTGAAGCTGACTGGGGAGAGGACGCCGAAGGTGTTTATCCTAGAAAGTTTATTGATATGGCATTCATGGATCCAGGCTGGAGATATCAACCAGAAATGCAATCAGCCAGAAGTTTCTTTACCATTGGCGTTGACTGGGACAAGTATGGAGCAGGAACAAATATTCTTGTACTAGAAGTGTGCGCACATAACTATGAAGAAGAAAGGTTCAGAAACAAAGTTAGAGTTGCATATAGAGAAGAAATAGAAAGATCTGAATACACACTAACAAAAGCTGTTTCTAGAATAGTTGAATTGAATGACATATTTCAGCCTAAGCATATTTACGTTGACAGAGGTTACGGAGAAGTTCAGGTAGAACTCCTACATAAGTACGGTGTTGAAAATCCAATATCTGGATTAAAAACAAAAGTAAAAGGAGTTAGCTTTAGTGAAACAATAGACATAAGAGATCCATATACTAAACAATTGGTTAAAAAAGAAATTAAACCATATATGGTCGATAACCTTAGACAATATCTGGAAAAAGAAGCAATTTTATTTCCTGCAGAAGACGATGAACTTTATGTCCAATTAATTTCTTATATTGTTTTAAGAACAACCCAAACTGGAAGGCCAGTCTTTGAAGCTGGAGGATCTGCAGTTGACCACGCACACGATGCCTTGATTCTAGCTTTACTATCTATAACAGAGAACTATAGCGACTTGCACAAAGCAAAGTTTGCTTCTAATACTGAAACATTTTCAAACACATTCTTTATGCCGAAATCAGGATCTAATGAAGACGGAGAATCTGAAAATAATTCAAGATTTGTTTCAGATAGAAATTCAAGTTTAACCAAAAGCAAAATAGGCTATAATAGAGGGTTCTCAAGAAAAAGCGGATCTTCTATTAAAAGAAAGATATTTTAAATATTATGTCAACATATGGTTTAGGAAAAAATACAAATATAGATAATATCTTTAGTGATTCTGGTTCAAAAGAGACTTCTTTTGTGGACACAAGACAAAGAGAGAATGCACTTGCAGGAATGAACAATCCTGGAATGGTAAATAACTTAAGCGACGAAAAATCCAAGATCCTTTTGGAAAATGTAAGATCTTATGTCTTTAACGCTTTTAATACAATCCAAGGAATGATAGAAGAGATTGACACAAATCTTTCTCAAGTTGTTATAGACCCTTATTCTAGTCTTGAGCTAGAAGAGAGTCATAGGGCTGTCTGGAAAGACGCTACAAAGCATAAAGAATCAGCAAAAGAAATGTCAGAACCAGCTGCCATTACTTATGAGCAATACCTGTATGCAAACAAACACAAATGCAGGGCATGTAGATCTTTTATTAAAGAGTATGAATTAGCTGTGAGTCATAGCAGTTTTGGACATTTAGTAGAAATAAAAAAAAGTTTGTCTTATCTTTTGAATGAGGCAACTTTGTTAAGAAATATTGTTATCAATTATTTAGGAGACGATTATGTCGATGAAACAGAATCACAAATTTCAAAATACATCACAGATTGGGCAAACTCAGCAACGCACTATACGCAACAATTTGCCAAAGAAATCACAGCAAAACCAATCGCGATTCCGCAGTCCGAATTGGATCAAGTCTCCAAAAAACAAGCAGCTCAATTTCAAGCATTTTTTTCGATCAAAATAAACTCTTTGCAAATGGAATTGCAGACTCTATTAAGTTTAATTAAAAGAGACAGTGTTGATTTAGGTGAAACTTTTTATTCAAACTATTTGCTTCCAGCTTTAAATTTTAAATCAAAAGTTGTTGATCCACTCATGTTGGATATAACTACAACAGATTTAAGAGATAAAGCTCCAAAACTTATGGAAGAAATGTTTGTAGCTAATAGCGCAATCATAGGAAATTTAGGTTCTGTGACTGCAGACTTTTTAGAAAGAAATAATCAGGTATACAAAAGATTTGATGCATTTCTTCAAGCAATAAGACTAAAGAGAAAATATGTAAATTATTTAAGTCAGCTTGAAGTTTTAGGGGTCAACAGAAATCCAGTTTTAATTATTGATGATGTAGAAAATTTAGAAAAATACAAACAAATATTTAAAACAATATATGTAGATAACTCAAAACGAGAATCTTTAAGATCTTCTCACGGAGAACTTGATGACATAGATGAAGATGCTCACCCGCAATACCTAAGAAAAGATGGTGGCACAATAACAGGTGATCTATTTTTTGCAGATGGTGTAAAAATAGCAGGAATAGATTTATCAAACCATAGCCATAGCGGAGAAGACGGAAGTGCCCCAATCCCCGCAGATGCAATAGATTACGCTGCAGCAAGAGCACAGTATGTGCAAGACAATACAAATAGGCCATATGGCCAACTAACTCTTGTTTCTCTTGAGGAGACCGGATTGGTTGGTGGAGTAAGACAGTTTGAGGCAACTGTAGAAATAGAAATAGATGAAGACAAACAAGATGCCTACGAGTTTGAAATTTTATATAAAGAGTTGTAATAATGAGCTGGTTTACTTATACTGATAATAGTTCTGGAACTTTCTACGCTCCAGTAAGAAGAGAAATATTTTTTTCAAATATTGATGAAAATTTAAAAGTTGGAGATTGGATATTTGTATCTTTAGCAGATGTAAATATTGGAAAAGTTTTTTCCGTTGGAGGAAGCGCTATAGACGAATCTTTTGATAGCGATTCTTACTTAGTTGTTTATGAAGAGTCTGGAAATCAAACAGCAACTTACAGCTTAATAGACGCAGAAGAGAATTTATATTTCAAGGCTGTAACCGCAGTATCTAGTGGGTCAAAGCCAGTAGGAAAATACTATGTGTACTATCACGCAGATAATATTCAGTACATAGAACTTTCTGGATCAAGCTACGTAAAAACAACTCCTACAAGTGGAGCAAATTTTATTGGAAGTTTATCAGGATCTGCAACAAATACTTTAAACTATTATTCAAATGAAGTACTAGGAAGTTCAGCTAACACTAGAGTTGCAGTACTGGGTTATGTGTCTGCAACAGGGTCTTGGGATTCTTCGACCAGCACTAACTCTGGAGATAAAGCAATGGGAACATTTAATGGTCCTTTTCTTAAAATATACGGAGATAAAAATACTGAAGCTGGAACTGTAAAGATTAAAATTATAAAGACTTCTTCTTCTGGAATTGGACAAAAAGTAATGAAGGAAGAAGAGATTGATTTATATAGCGCAACCGCACTGACAGATACAGTTATTTATTCTGTAGATACAAAAACTTATACTGAGCTAGAAGACTATGAAGATATATATGGTTCTTTTTCTTTTGAGATAGAAGTTTTAGAAAAAAAGAACCTTTCTTCAACTAATAAAAAATGTAAAATAAGTAAATACGCTTTCTCTAAAAATTATAATCTTTCTGTTAGACAAGAAGAGATAGAAGAAAATATAGCGTTTATTTCAACAGGAGTAGTAAGATAATGGCAATCATAAGAAAAACAGTAAGTGGCTTAAAGCCAGATTCAAATTATCTTTTTGCGGTAAAGCCAAAGAATACAGAAATATCTGCATCAGATACTATTCCAGATTCAATAAGAATTAAGACTCCATCTTCTAGTTCTGTCCCAAGTGGCATTACAGGTTTTGAAGTTCGATGCAACTTTGAATCTGTTATGTTTATTATTCAACCAGTTGCAGATCAAGACTTTGCCGAATATGAATATGAAATATATGATGGGGAAACTATTTCTTCGACTTTAGTTTCTACGGGAAAAAAAAGGTCAACAGTCTTTGTTATTTCCGTTGCAAACACAACAAGAAATGTTAATCCAACAACAGGGGCAGAAACTGTAGCATATAAGAAATATTACGGAAGAGTCAGAGCAATTAATACTTCTGGCACAGGTGGAGCATGGACAGCTCTTGCAACACATAGCGGAAATATACCTTTAATTGAAGATCAATATATTAGTTCATTAACAGCTGGAAAAATAACCACAGGCTTAATGACAGCAGAACAAGTAATTCTACAGAATGCATCAGGGACTTTACAATCCTACACTCCAACTAATGGAATGTCAGTAATTAGATCTTCTAATTTTATTGAAGGAGCTTTGGGTGTTGGTCAAGGTTGGATAATCAAAGGTGATGGAACAGCACAATTTGATGCAGCTTCAATTAGAGGAACCTTATCAGCTAACTCAATATTTATAGACGCTTATAATAGATGGGCAAGAAACTCTGCAAATAGTGCAAGCAATTTAGAATTCGTTGTAGGTAACGCAACTAATCAGTTGTACTGGAATCCAACTGGAGGAACTGGTAGTGGATCTCTATTAAAAGTTGGAAACTCCACTAACTACATGCAGTGGGATAATAATACATTAACTGTAACTGGAGCAATAACAACTAACGCAACGATTCAGAGTTCAACCGCTGGCGGACTAACGATAGGTACTAGCTCGTTGCAATTTGGTGCTGGAGGTTATCAAAGCTCAGTAATGTTTGTTGGCGCACATACTGCAGGTGGAGTTACTGCAAATAAATTTTCTTTAGGTGATAAACTTTATTTTGATGGAACAGACTTGACAGTTGCCGGAACTATAATTGCTTCTGGAGGCACTTTCAGCGGAACGATTACCGCTACAGGAACAATATCTGGAGGAAATTTAACCGGTGCCAATATTCAAAACACTGCGATTGGCATAACTCCAACTTTCAAAGTAGATACTTCAGGAAACGTTTTTGCAAACAATATATATGCAACAGGAATCACAACAGACTTAGGATTACAAATTAGAGCAGATGGAAAAGACTCGAATAACAATCCTGTTGCAGGTGCAAGCTCTGGAGCCATTTGGATTTTAAGTGCATCTGGAAAAGATACAAAAATAGGAAATTTAGATGGCTCTTTAAACATTAGATACAGAGGCGCGTCAACAGGAATACCAAGGGCTGTTATTATTGAGCCAAGATATTGGACTGGTTCTACATGGAGTCAAGATATAAATATGGAGATAAACTTATCAGATGAAACCGGAACTCAGTACGCTCTGTATTTAAATAATGATATGGTATTTAGAGGCGGTGCACTAACTGGTTCTGGTAATGATGTTTTTTCAGATACACCAACAACTACAACTGCAGACCCAAATACTACAGCAGGCGTTGCAATGTGGAGAACTGTAAACGCAAAAGGTACCTATGTATTGGCTAGATCTACTACTAGTTCTAGTATTAAGATTAAAGAAAATGTTTCTACAGTTACAAGCGAAGAGGCTTTATCATTAGTTAAGAACTTAATTCCTAAAAAATTTACCTACAAAAAAGAAGAAAAGTTTGATAATGATTTTTCTTATAAATTCAAACAACTTGACTATGACTATGGTTTTATAGCTGAAGACATAAAAGAAAAAATACCTACTTTGGCAATCTATGATTTAACAAAAGAAGGAATTGAAAAATTTAAAGAACAATCTTTTGAAGAAAAAGACATAGATTCAGAAGAGTATTTTAATGTAGTAAACTATAAAAGAACTGCGATAACTTCAATTTTAGTTGCAACAGTTCAAAATCTTTTATCTCGCATTGAAAGTTTAGAGTCACAACTTGCAGCCCAATAAATCAACTGATATACTCTATCAGTAATTTCTATATTAGGAGAAACAATGCAAGAGTCTAATTTAGATGTAAATCTAATTATTCAATCATTTCAAGAAAAAGTTAGCCAGCTTATGACAGAGCTAGTTGTTAAAGAAGCAACAATTAAACAACTGGTATCTCAAATCCAGCAGGCGTCAGAACAAAAAGAAGATTTTTCAGTTCCAGAAACAACAAAGAAAGAAAAGTAAAATGTCACAAGAAGAAACAGTAGCAGAAGCACCAAAAGAATTCACAATCACTATTAATATCAGTGAAGCAAATTTAGCTTATAAAAGCGATTTCTCTGAGCCAGAGACAATTTTCTGGCTTGAAGCGGTTAAGAATATTGTTCTCAATAAGACCTTTGAAGCAACTGGTCTTAAAAGCTGAATATATTAAATAAAAAACCGTACTATAGAGAAATAAATTAAAACTCTGGAGTACAAAACACATGCCTATACGTCAGTATCTACCCTTTCAGCAGTCTTCTAGTAAAGAGTTTGACTTTGCTGCCGCCCAGTTGGACGCTACCCAAATAAGTGGTTTAGCTAAGACTATGAAAGTTGCTGCCCTAGCACTTGGTTACCAGGGCACTAATTATTTTTATACGGGCAGAAGCAACTTCGAGCCATCTCCTTACGACTTTGATCGAATTATTCAAGCTGTTGATACAGATTCATATGTTAAGCAGGCGGTAGCCAAGTATAAAGACCTCTTCTGGAAAGAGGGCTGGCAAATAGTCGGAGAAAACCCTGAGGCAGTAGAGTATCTTTATCAAAGAATCGATTATATGGAGATGGCAATGAAGAGGCCATTCCTTGAATTCTTAATTGATTTATCTGATCAGCTTTTTAAGTTTGCAAACGTATTTATTGTTAAGGCTAGAGGCGATCTGTCTCAGTACTTTCCCTCAAAGATTGAACCCATCAATGCTACACAACCAGTAGTAGGGTATTACTTAATACCTACAGAGCAAACTAGAATACTTAGAGACAGATACAACAGACCTAAATCTTATCAGCAGCAAACTGATCCATTAACTTATGCGCCAACGGATAGAGATCCAGTTTGGTCAGCAGAAAGAGTTATCCACCTTTTCTTTGACAGAAAACCAGGAAGAGCTTTTGGAACTCCGTTTATGTCTAATGTTTTAGATGACGTCGTAGCCCTTAGGCAGATGGAAGAGGATATACAAAATCTTGTCCATAGAGAATTGTTCCCTCTTTACAAGTATAGAATCGGTACTGCAGATCAACCAGCAGAACCAGAAGAAATAGATCAAGCGGCATTTGAAATTGAAAACCTTAGAGCAGAAGGTGGATTAATTCTTCCTTTTAGGCATGATGTTGATGTTATCGGTGCTGGCAATTCGGCACTAGACGCTAGTGCTTATCTTGATCACTTTAAGGAAAGAGTAGCAATTGGCTTAGGCGTTGCTCCTCACCACTTGGGCATGACTCTCAATGGCGGCAATAGAGCCATGACTGAAAGGCTTGATACTGCATTATATGACAAGATAAAGCAGTTCCAAAAGCAATTTGCTGAGATGATAAGACTTCATATATTTAATGAGATTTTGTTTGAAGGCGGATTTGATCCAATTACAAATCCAATTGGAAACGAAACATCTGATCGTTGTTATTTTAAGTTTAATGAAATAGACGTTGATACTCAAGTTAAAAAAGAAACACACATTATACAAAAGTATGTAAGTAATCTTATTGGTTTAACCGAAGCTAGAATAGCTTTAGGTGTCGATCCAGAAGTTGAAGAGGATGATCTTTTTCAAGCTAAGCAAGGAAAGATTCAAATGGATATGGCAAAAGCTCAAGCTAAAATAACGCAAAATGCACAACAAAAGAATCAAAAAGATGTTGTTGTAGATGCCGATAAGCAGGAGCCAGCACAAAAGGGAGAAAGAAATCTTCCATCCAACAGAAGAGGTCCAGGCAATTCTGTTAGACCACAAAATCAACAAGGAAGAAATAATTCTCCTAATATAAAAAGATCAGACAGTTCATGGCTAGGTCTTGTTGAAAGTTTGCTAGAAGACGAGTATAATATATATCCAATAGACATTGAAGTAAACGAAAATAAGGAAACACAATGAGTTTTATGATTGAGTCAGAAATCTCCAAGCAATATCTTAGAGAAGAAGATGCCGTAGAAGGTTTTAGAGAAGCTGTAGAAAATGGTCAAGTAAGATTGGCTTTACAAATTCTTGTAGATATAGTTGACGCTTTTGTTGACATTTTTGAAGCTGTCACAGAAGGTGAAGACGAAGAAGAAGTCCAGCAAGAAGTAATAAAAGAAGTAGTAGCAGAAAAAATACAGCAAGAGCAACCAGTTGAAAAAATTGAGCCAGCTCCCAAAAAGACAGTAAAGCAAGAAAAACCTGACACACAGGAAGTATAATGAAGGTATTAATTGGTTGTCCAATTTATAAAAGAAGTTGGATATTCCCACTATGGGCATCAGCAATAGAAAGACAATCTGTTCCTCTTTCTGATATAGGTTTCATTTTTGAAGCTGCACCAGACGACGAACAAACAATAGCTTTTATAAAAAGATTTGTGGATATGAATCCGCAGATTGCCCATTGTGAAATAACTATCAGAGAAGATATTCCGCACTTTGAGCATTCAGCAAACTCAAGACAGTGGACCATGTCAAAATACCATAACATGGTTAATCTTAGAAACTCTCTTTTAAAAAAAGCAAGAGAAATTAGTCCTGATTATTATTTTAGTTTAGATTCTGATATAATAATTAAACATCCATCAACAATAGAACTTCTCGCTGCACATATCGACGATGGCGCAGATGCAGTAAGTCCACTAATGTTTATGACTCCATTTGACACTAAGTTTCCAAGCGTAATGTCATGGAAAGATGACGGATCTGACAAAGCCTATAGGCAAGAGTCTTATCCAATTGGAAGTTATTTTAAAGCAGATGTTATAATGGCTGCTAAAATGATGTCCAAAAAAACATATGAGAATGTTAATTATGAATTTCATTCTCAAGGAGAAGATTTGGGATGGTGTCTTGACGCCAAAAGAAAAGGTCTTGACCTTTACAGCGCATCCTATATTTATGCTCCACACCTAATGCATGAGGAATTTCTTTTGAAGTTCTTAAAAGAAGGTGATCAAAGAGAATCTATTCTTTTTGAAAACTATATAAAAACGTGATATCTTTATATAAAATTGTTTAATGCTATAAAAGTAAATTACTATATATTTTGATCTAATAAAAATGGAGTAAACATGGCTTTTGACTTTGTCGAAAACTTTACAGTAAAACTACCTGATTTCTCTCAATCAGACTTTTCTTTTGAGGAAGCAAATAATCTTAATCAGGGATTAATTATAGAAGTCGCCGCTATTCATGAAGGCTTGACACGGAAACTATAATAACTACTCAGCTATTGAGTTAGAAAAAGCTCTTCAGTCATGGGTTGAACCATATCCAAAGCCAATTATTTTAAATCATGATTTAAACTCTGAGCCTATTGGCAGAGTAATGGCAGCCAAGATGGATAAAGAGCAAGATGGCTCATCTTACGTTAGGCTGCAGATTGCAATCACAGATCCAGTAGCTGTTCAAAAAGTTTTAGATAAAAGATATCTAACTGGATCAGTGGGCGGAAGAGCTAACAAGGCTGTTTGCTCAATCAGTGGTGCAGACCTTGCTAAAGAAACAGAAGCAGGAAGGCCACCTCTTTCTAAGTACAGAAGAGGTCAAGTTTATAAAGGCAAACTTGCATTTGTAGACATGCAAGATATTTCTTTTAAAGAATATTCTTTTGTCAATCAACCTGCAGATTCAAAGTCTAGCGTTAGATCAGTTAAGGGTCCTAATGCCGGCGATGTAGCAACAACTGATGGCGAATGGGTTGCTAAGAGTTCTGCTTTTGTTCTTCATATGAACGAAGAAGATATAGTATCAATTGAAGAAAATCAATCAGTTCTTACTTCTCTCAAAAAGAAGGAATCGAAGCCCTTGTATCTCCATCTTAAGGGTTCTTTCTTGACTGCACTTTCAATCCATGAAAGTGAAAATTATAATAACAATAATAACTCATTACTATCTGATGGAGATGAAAAAATCAGTACTGATTCTCAGGAGATTAAAACAATGGACAATGTCGAAACACAAGAGGACATCCTTGCTGTGGCCGAAGAGCTAAGCAGTGATCTTTCCTCAATTGCCTCAGAATCTGGCGAAGAACAAGAGCAACCAAAAGCTGAAGAGCAGACTAATGACCCAGAGGGTTCAGAAGAAGTTCCAGCTGAAGATGCTGCAGAAAAGCCAGAAGCTGAAGAGAAGGTCTTAGAAGACAATTCAGACAAGGCGGATGTACAAGCTCAAGAAGCTGTTGATTCCGAAAAAGCTGAAAAGTCGGAAGAGAAGTCTGAAGAAACTCAGGCTGTTTCCGAAGAGGAGAAAAAAGAGGAACCACTCAACGACAATAAAGAAGAAGTCGCTGAGACCGGTGATACTACTTTACTGCAAAAAGTAAAGCTCCTTGAGGAAGAAAATGCGAAACTTAAGAAAGCTCTACACAGAACTCTAGTAGAAAGAGTTGTTGATGCAAAAATTTCTGCAGGAGTAGAGAGCGCTGATTTAAGAGAGGGCCTAATTGAGGATCACTCAGCTAGAACCGCATCTTCATTAGCTGATTCTTTAAGAGATTTGGCAAAGATGCCAGCAGTTAAGGCTGCTATGTCATCAATGCCAGAAATAACTTCTGAGACAGAAGTTGTTGAGGGTGAGAATAATGTTCTTACTCTTGATGGAAAAGTCAAAGAAGAAAAAGAAGAAAAAGCCCCAAGTGTCGAAGAAATCTTTGTAGACGCTCTTATGGGTCGCCGTAAACTTTAAAACAACACTTTGCTTAAGGAGAAAAACAAATGAGCTTAGCAAAATTTCGTAAGGTAGGGACTAAAACTGGTTCTGGTCGTCTTGTGGTTTCTGAGGGTATCGCCCCAGCCGCATACCTCCTTCCAGCCGCAGGTCTTCCAACCTGGTATTTAGATAGTGAAGATGATCGCTTTGAGATCGTCATTCCTAAAGGAACAATTCTTTCAGTAGTAGCTAATGCAACCACCGGTGATGCAGAAGTGGTACCAGCTAATGGTACAGCTTCTTCAGTCACTTACGGTGACAACATGCCAACATCTTGGGACCCACTTGACGGTGCAACCCCAAGCTATAGCTCAGGTGCTACAGACACAGTTACAGTTCCTGCAAGATCAGTTCCAATCGGCGTAGCACAGTATGACCTGTACCGCCCATTCGACAAGGGCACCTCACAAGGTGCAGGATTTATCACTCACGGCTATATTGAGTACCCAATGGTAGACATCATTAACTCAAACTTAGCAGTAGGTGACGTTGTTCGTCCCGATCACATGGGACGTCCAGTAAAGGCAGCTGCAAGCGATTTCCTCGCAAGCAGTAGCGTATATTCTTACCTCCAGGTTGGTAAGGTTATAGAAGTAGAAAAGTTTGCTACCAACTTTGATGATGGCCTTCTTTCCTACATGCAATTACCATCAGATCCAGGCGCACTCAAGACTGTGTTCGAGCTAACAAGAGCTGGAGCATATTCAGGTAAGCTTGGCATCCGTAGTAACCTGGATGTCCACAACGTAATTGGCGCATTCCGCGTTAATCTCACAATATAATTAATAACACAGGAGGAATAATCCTAAGATGAGTAAGACAATCCAAGAGCTCCTCTCGGGTCTCCCAGCTTGGGAAGCCGCGCTGGCCGAAGACGGACACATTGACGAAGACAACAGAGTAACTATTAAGGAAGCGTTTGCATCACCAGATGCTGCTATTCTCTTCCCTAAGATCATCTCTCGCACTCTTAAGGAAGCAGCAGAGCCACAATTGTTGGTAACGCCACTTCTTTCAACAGTTCGCCTAGGAAAGGGACGCTCCTTGGAGTTCCCCGCAGTAAACGCTATCCAAGCAGCAGAGATTCCCGAAGGACAAGAATATCCAGAGCAAGCACTCGCTTTTGCAAAGCAAATCGAGGGCAAAGTCTCCAAAAAGGGCGTTAAGCTAGCATTTACCGAAGAAGTCATCGCAGACTCTCTTTGGGATATCGTTGGCCTTCACGTAAGGGCTGCAGGTCGTGCAATGGCTCGCCTTAAGGAGCAGATCGCTCTAAGCCGCTTCAAAGACGCTGCAACAATCGTCTTTGACAATGATAGTGGTTCATACGATGATACAACTGGTCGCGACATTAACGGTACTGCAAACAAGACCGTTACATGGGACGACATCATCGATATGGCTGCTGTCTTAATGGCAGAGAATCATATTCCAACCGACTTCATTTTGCACCCACTCATGTGGTCTGTATTCCTTAAGGATGCAATCTTCCACACAGGTGGTTCAGCAGCTGCAGTCAACACCAGCTGGGGCTATCGTCCTCAGTCCAAGGAAGCAGCGCTTAACGCAACTGCTCCCATGGGCCTTAACGTAATCGTTTCACCTTTCGTAAGCTTCACAGCAAAGAGTGGTGCTACCGCTGCTAGTTCAGATCTTTTCTTGATCGACCGCAACGAAGTTGGCACTCTTCTTGTTAAGGATGACATGAGCACCGATCAGTTTGATGATCCAAGCCGTGACATTCGCTCAATGAAGATGAAAGAGCGCTACGACATCGTAATGCTTGGCGACGGTGAGGGAATCACTGTTGCTAAGGGTGTTAGATTAGCACGCAACTATGAGGTTCAGGTCACAAACGAAATGACCTGATAGACCTTAGGGTGTTATAGTTACGATACCCGGGGCAAAGGGAGTGGTGTAAAAGCCACTCCCTTTGTTTATTATCCTATGTTTTTTTGTTACTAATATTTATAAATGATTAGGAGATAAATGTGGCACTAAACCTAATAGAGCACGCAGAAATTAATTTAAATACTGCAATAATTAAATTTGGAAGAACAATAAAAATATCTTCATTAAAGAATAGCAATTTTATTGTACAAACCAATACAGCTACACCAACTATTGTTGCTAATCCTTTTTTAACTATTAATACAATAACTGATTACAATCAAGTCTCCAGAACTCTTACCCTATATTGGGATGCAGTTCTTCAAAGTGAGACAGAATACAAAATTAGAGCTGTTGGCTTTCTCGATGCAGCAAATGAGCTAATAGCCGAAGAGCAAGTTATATTTGAAACCACCGAAGCTGCAACACCTTCTAGTTTTTCTTCAATTAGAGTTCCAGAAATTCAAGAAGTTTATATTGAAGATCACTCAATAAGAACAGACGCATATACGTCTATTCAAATAATAGCAAAGAATCCTAATTTTTATATTGCCTCCGTAGATCCATCTAATGGAGATTTTTATCTAGATAATAATCTCCATTAGATGGATCTAC